CGTGACTGCGTAGGCAACTTGTGGGAGTGGCAGGGCGATATAATTGCTTCTGGCATAGGGGAAACCCCAGCGTGGTTTGACCCAATGTCAGCGTATGGACAAGGACAAGTGTGGTTAAACGCCGCTAATGATTTCCGTGCGGTTTTGGCGGGCGGCAGTTATTTTAACGGTGCGCTGATAGGCGCAAGGTCTGTATGTACTCTGTTTTCACCGTGGAATGATAATCCGAGTTTTGGGGTACGTGGGGCTTGCGAAAGCACTACTGGTGAGCAGACCTATTCCGTACTCCCATTTGATTCTGACGAATAAGAAAGGGGTTTTGTCATGCGATATTGGATAATGAGCATAGCCGCCACTGTTGGCGGCTTTTTAGGTTGGTTTCTTGGTGGGCTGGACGGTTTAGTTTATGCCCTTATCGCATTTATTGCGATTGATTATCTCGCTGGTTTTATGCGTGGTATTTTGGAAAAGAAGCTAAGTAGCAAGGTTGGCGCACAGGGTATTTTCAAGAAAATCATGGTGTTGTTGCTGGTAGGTGTTGCAAATATCATCGACATTTATCTTGTTCGCAGCGGAAACTCGCCGCTTCGCACGGCAGTTATTTTCTTTTACGCCGCCAACGAGGGGCTGTCTATATTGGAAAACGCCTGTGCTATCGGCTTGCCTGTTCCCCAAAAACTAAAGGATACTTTGGCGCAGTTGCGCCAGCGTGACGAGAATGGAGGCGATTCTGAATGAAAGTTCTGTATTTCATGGCTGATTGGTGCGCTCCCTGTAAACGGTTTCTGCCTACGGTAGAAGCCGTTTGTCATGAGCGGGGCATAACGCTTGCAAAGGTTGATGTTGGCAAAAATCCCGAATTTGCCCGTGGTTGCAATGTTAATTCCGTTCCAACGCTGATTGTCACTGTGGGCGAGGATGCCGTTTTTCATAGAAGCGGCATTTTTGCCCGCCAAGAACTGGAGTCCATTTTAGGCGAGATTGGAGGTTGCACATGAACATCATTCAAGATTTCATACCCATTGGACGGCGTAACCGTCCGGGGCGGGTAAATCCCATGCTTTTCGTAACCATTCACGAAACAGGCAATACAAACAGGGGTGCGAACGCAAGAGCGCATTCCAACTATCTCAAAGGCAACGATGCCGCAAACGTGCCTGTTAGCTGGCATTATACGGTTGACGATACCGAAATTTATCAGCATTTACCTGAAAATGAAGATGCTTTTCATGCTGGGGATGGAAACGGAAATGGCAACCGCCAGTCTATCAGTATTGAGATTTGTGTTAATTCCGATGGCGATTTTCAAAGCGCAATTGACAGAGCCACAAGGCTGGTCTCAGATATTTGCATTAGGCGGAATGTGCCTATCGCAAATATTCGTCAACATTTCGATTGGAATCGCAAGAACTGTCCACAAAATATCCGTGCTGGACGGCCGCTTAGTTGGAACGCTTTTCTTGATAAAGTAAGAGCAAACTTAAAATCATGGGTAGAAAATCCTGCAATACCCGTTCCGCAACCCTCTAACCCCAACACTCCCAGCAATTGGGCGCAGGAGGCTTGGGAGTGGGCAGTGTCGAATAAAATCACGGACGGAACGAATCCCCAAGGCATACCAACCCGTGAGCAGATGATGCAGTTGTTGTTCAACTATCATCGGTTTTCACAATAAACTACAAAGCGCATTTTTACAAGGAACTTAGAACAAAGCGCATCGCTTCAAAGCAATTTCAAAATTCGGCGGCGGGGTCATTGAACCTCGCCGCTTTGCTTTGGAGGAGCGATTATGACCTTATTACAAAAAGAACGCATAACCGAAATGCGCACTAATGGTGACAGCTATTCAAAAATAGCCGCAACCCTTGATATATCCAAGAACACCGTCAAATCCTTTTGCCAGAGGAATAACTTGGGCGATATGTCGGCAAAGTCTACTACGCCTATGCCAGCAGACGATGGCAACCACTGCAAACAGTGTGGGCAGGAAATCCAGCAACATCCCAAGATGAAACAGCGTAAATTCTGCTCCGATGAGTGCCGTGCTGCTTGGTGGGCGGCTCATCCCGAAGCACTCAACAAAAAAGCCAACTATGATTTTTTGTGTGCATATTGCGGAACGCCATTTACAGCCTATGGCAACAAAGGGCGTAAATATTGCACCCATGCCTGCTATGTCGCTGGACGTTTCGGAAGGGCGGTGGTGGCATGACCACAGCCCAGTTTGAACGGGAAAGCCTCTACCAAACCACAATCGCTATCGCTCGTTCCATGCTCCGCAACAAACTGCTCACTGAGGACGAGTTTACCATAATTGACGCAAAAATGCGCGAGAAATATAAGCCAGTATTGGGTTCATTATCTCCCCTAAAAACGGCGAATTGACTTGATATTAAGGGCTTAGTATGGGATATATAGAAGGTAGCACTGGTCGTTCGGCTACGCCGAACTGCTCGTGTATGCAACCTAGAAAGGAGACGATTTCATGCGGAAAGTTCACAAAGTAAATGCCCCTGCGCCAAGTTTACCCATCAAGAAAAAAGTGGCGGCGTATGCCCGTGTGTCCATAGAAACGGACAAAACACTCCACTCCATTTCTGCCCAAGTAAGCTACTACAGCGAATATATCCAAAGCAACCCGAATTGGGAATATGTCGGCGTTTATGCTGACAGCGGGGAGCGTGGCACTGGCAAAGGGCGTGGCGAATTACAGCAGTTGTTGGCTGATTGCGAAGCTGGAAAAATTGACATCGTGCTAACAAAATCCATATCACGCTTTGCACGAAATACAGTTGACCTTTTGACCATCGTGCGGCGGCTGAAAGAAATTGGAGTGGAAGTTCGCTTCGAGCGTGAGGGTATAAGTTCAATGAGCGGGGATGGAGAATTAATGCTCTCTATCCTCGCTTCATTTGCACAAGAAGAATCCCGCTCTCTCAGCGAAAACGTGAAATGGACGGTTAGAAATGGCTTCAAGGAAGGCAAGCCGAGTATGTTCCATGTTTACGGTTATCGCCGTGTCGATGGCGAAATTGAGATTGTTCCAGAGGAAGCGGAAGTGGTGCGGTTGGTTTTTAGTAATTTTTTGAACGGTATCGGCACAGAGGAAACCACCAGACAACTTAACGCCGCTGGGCTGATAAATCACTACGGCAATCCATTTCACCCCAGTTCGGTCAGAAAAATGCTCAAAAATATCTGCTACACAGGGGATATCATTTTGCAACGCTACTTCAAAGAAGATTTTGTCCTAAAAAAGAACAACGGCGAGTTACCGCAATATTTTGTGGAAAACCACCATCCCGCCATTATTGACAAAGAAATTTTCCATGCAGTGCAGGACGAGTTGGCAAAATGCCGTGCAATTGGGGTTACGGTCAACAGTGGTAGAAAATATGTACTGACAGGCAAAATACAATGTACTTGCGGCAAATATCTCTATCGCACCAGTCGCACGAAAAAAGCTGGGGAAATCGTGGTCTGGCGGTGTCGGACGCATAGAAAGCACAAAGACCAATGTTCGTTTTGTGAAGTTCCGCAAGACGTAATTCACAAGGCGGTGGCTTCTGCTCTTGGAATAGAAATCTACAGCGATGCCGCTTTCACCGAAGGGGTCAGTTATATTTTCATGCCAGACCAATTCACAATAATCGTCCATCTTTTGAATGGCATGGAAGTCAAAAGTAGCTGGGAATACCCGCCGCATAGACACAACTTTACGCCAGAGCAAAGCAGGGAACACGGCAGACTTTCCCAAGCAGGAAGGGGGCAAGGCAAAAAGTGAAAAAATCTGTTACAATGATACCTGCAACGATAAATCCGCTTACTTCCGCACCGCTTGGTGAAACACGCAAACGGCGAGTGGCGGGCTATGCGAGGGTAAGCACCGACAGCGAGGAACAACAAACCTCATACACGGCGCAGGTGGATTATTATACAAAATATATCCAGAGCCGTGAAGAATGGGAGTTCATTTCTGTCTATACGGACGAGGGTATCTCGGCTACGACCACTGCCAAGCGAGACGGCTTTAATCGCATGATAAACGACGCAGTAAGCGGTAAATTGGATTTAATTGTAACGAAATCTGTGAGCCGCTTCGCCAGAAACACGGTAGATAGCCTTTCAACTATCCGAAAACTCAAAGAACACGGCGTGGAGTGCTATTTTGAGAAAGAAAACATTTGGACATTTGACGGCAAAGGTGAATTGCTAATTACGATTATGAGCAGTCTGGCACAGGAAGAAAGTAGAAGCATATCCGAAAACTGCACATGGGGTCAGCGGAAACGAATGCAAGACGGCAGAGCCTCTGTGCCGTTCAGCCGTTTCCTTGGCTACGAGCGCGGCGAGGACGGCAGTTTTGTTATAAATGAAGATGAAGCTGTAATTGTGCGGCGTATTTTCAAAATGTACTTAGAAGGTTACGCTGGCTACGCAATCGCCAAACAACTGACCGCCGAGGGCATTCCAACGCCCACGGGCAAGCAGAACTGGAGTCAGACCACCATCGTAAACATACTAAAAAATGTCAAATATAAAGGCGATGCCCTCTTGCAAAAATATTATACAGTGGATTTCCTCACAAAAAAGAAACGGGTAAACACTGGGGAAGTCCAACAATACTACGTGGAAAACGCTCATCCGGGCATCGTGGACGCTACGGTTTTTGAAATGGTGCAACAGGAATTAGCCAAGCGTGGCAAAAGCGGAAGCCGTCACAGCGGGGGCAGTATTTTTTCCAGCCGTATCAAGTGCGGCGAGTGTGGGGCTTGGTACGGTTCTAAAACATGGCACTCGACTACCAAATACCGCCGTGTCATTTACCAATGCAACAAGAAGTTTAAGGGCAAGGAAAAATGCGCCACACCGCATTTGTACGAGGACACCATCAAACAGCACTTCATTACAGCGGCAAATAAACTGATGGCGGGAAAAGATGAGATTATCGCCAACTTCGAGTTAATCAAGCAAGCCCTCTTTGATACCGCCGACCTTGAAGCTGAACAAGCAGCTTTGCAAAGTGAAATGGCGGTCATAACGGAATTGATAAAAGAAGCCGTGGCAGAAAACGCCCATGTTGCACTTGACCAGATGGAATACAACCGAAAACACGCCGCCTTAGTGGAACGCTACAAGGCGGCAAAAGACCGCTCGGACGAGGTTACGGCAACGGCAAGCGATAAAAAGGCGCGGGCAATAGCACTGGAAGCGTTCATTTCTGCGCTTGCCAACCAAGGTTTAATTGAGGTTTTCGATGAGCAACTTTGGTGTAGCCTTGTAGATTACGTCACCATTGAGGGCGACGGAAAAATGGTCTTTGTTTTCAAAAACGGCGTGTCCGTGCAAATATAGAAATTATCCGAAGCCGCCTTTAGTTGGGCGGCTTTCTTTTTTTGCGAGTAGCAAAAAGCCTGTAATTTAGGGGCTTGTGGCGGTTTTGCACCCAACCTTTTGACGTTGCACCCTCCCGCACTTCAAAATGCACCCTCAAACGAAATAATTAAATTGTATCAATCTCGACAAGAAACTAAATCAAATTGCTAGAGCATTAAACGAGCGAAGTCATTTTGGTGAAGGTGCTACAAATGTTATGAACGAATGTTGGAAAACTTACCGTGCCAT